CGTAAAAATTGAAATTCCTATAACTATTGAGTTTGAAGATAATATGTATTTGCTTAAAAAAACTCCAATGGTTAACAAAGCATATAACGGTAGTCAATCCATTGAGAGCATTTTAAATGATGCGCTCCAGCTAACAAATAGCACATTTGGAACTAGCTTTAAATGTGAAACGACATCATCAACTTTAATCACTTGGGAAAATTCTTTGATAATATCTGAAAATGAAACAATAGCAAGTTTTTTATCTAAATTAAAAAAGGATGCGTTTATATTTACTTATTTTCGTGGAAATACTTTAAGAGTTGGCAGAACCATTTATGTAGATGCGGAGGCAAAAACTAAAACTTTTGAATTTCAAAATAATATTATTAGTTCGGATTTAAGTTTTAAAAGAATTGATGATTTAATTTTGTCGGCAGTTGCAACAAATCACATCCAGGAGCAAGTAGGAACTGCAAAAGATGGAAGCGTAAAAACTAAAAATACCAGGATTGAAGTATTGGTAACATTACAAAATGATAAGGTAGTTTCTAAATCTATAAAGGCCGGTGATAAACCCGAAAGCACAGATGGGGAACGCAGAACATTTACTTTTTTAGAAGCCAAAACCGAAAATGATTTAATCACTTTGGCAACAGAAGCTCTAAAAAAATATTACTATAGCGGTTTAAAAGGAAAGTTTACTACCTTTGGAACTCCTTACGTTCAATTTGGGGATCAATGTAAAATTATAAACAACAAATTACCCGAGCAAAACGGAACCTATAAAATTAAAGGTGTTGAATATAGCGGAGGAATTGAGGGAATGCGACAAATTATTGAATTAGATTACAAAATAAATATATGAGTGATTTTAATATAATATCGGTTATTCAAAACATTGCAGGAGCGCAGAATGACGACAAAGTAAAATTATTGCAATGCAAAGTTAATAGTGTTGATTTAGCAAATAGAAAAGCAAATGTAACAACTATTACCGGGCAGAGTACAATTGATTTTGATGTGCAACTACAAGCGGGTATTGCAGATGGTTTATTAATAGAGCCATTAGTTGACTCAATGGTATATGTTTTGATGAGTAAATATACGCTACCATTTATAGTACAATATAGTGATGTAGTATCTTTGTCTATAAATGGGAGTGAATTAGGTGGACTAGTTAAGGTGATTGAATTAACTCAAAAGTTAAATGCTTTGGAAAATAAAGTTAACGATATAATTACAGCTTACAATTTACACGGACATTCTGGGTTTAATTTACCGACAGATGGTTTAGTAGTTGGAAATTTAATTCCAACAATACAAAATGACATTGAAAATACAGTAATCAAACACGGTGAGTAATGGCAAGAATGGATTTTGGATTGGATAAAAATAATGATTTAGATTTTGCAAATGGTGATTTCACAATTGTAGAAAGCAATCAACAACATATAGCTGATACAATAAACGCATACGTTGGATGGTGGAAGGAATTCCCTACCGATGGAGTTGGAATAGGTTACTATCAAAATTCAGCAGGAGGAGCGCAACAATTGGCTCGTAAAATAAAAATAGAACTTGAAAAGGATGGTTACAAAGTTGACAATCCAATAATAGAGTTTGGAACAGATGGCAAATTAAATATTTATCCAAATGCTACAATCGTTTAAGCCAAGTATAGGATGCACCATTTTAGATGTTTGTTTAAACGTTTATTGCAGTTTAAATTTATTATCAAAGTTAATTTTAGATAATAATATTCAGGATTTAAATAGAGTTACAAGCATTGGTGATGTATTTGTGTATGATACTGATTTTGTAGCTGATGAATTTTTGCAAAATGATATTTTAAAAAACAATTATAAATTTGTAACAGGGAAGTTAGCTGTTAGCAGTTCACCGGTTACAGTTGAAAACTATTTATTAATCGAAAGCTCGGACATTTTAAAAAGCGAGGCAGGAAATTTATTTTTGATATGAGTACTAAAATAAGCGAATTACCATCATATACAGGTTCCAACAATCCGGTAGGGGACATTCCTATTTCAATTAGCGGAGTTACTTATAAAATTACTCCTCAATTATTATTACAAACATTACAAGACCTTTTAAATTATAATCATAGTTTAACAAACGAAGGAAATTATCAAGGTACTTCCGCAGGTGATAAAAATAATGGGCGTAATAATAATGGTTTTGGCGCAGGCGCTTTAACTGGAAATAATTGCGACAATGTTAATGCTTTTGGTTATCAAGCGGGATACGGAAATACTTTAAACGGAATGACTATTTTTTCAAATAATTCATTACCCGTATATCATTCTGCAGAAGCTGCGGCATCAGCGATAACTGTTGCAAATGGAGCAAGTGCTAACTGTACTTATTTGTATTATGACGATACTCATGGTTTAATATCAGCAATAAGATTATGATAATTCAAAACTTTTCAGACTGCATAAAAGGCGATAGCTTTGGAGCAAAAACAGTTAATATTTCAATTGACATTACTTCATTGACAATACGTTGTCAATTTCGCCAAGGATCTAAAACAGGTGATTTAATGCGTGAGGCCATAATTACAAAAGTAACAGCCAACCAATTTATAATAGGTGATTTCATAGTTGATTGGGATGCTGATTTAACTTATTATTACGATGTACAATTTGTTTATCCAAGTGGTAAAACAAAAACTTATTTTGGCGGATCATTTAACGTTGTTCAAGATGTAACACAACCAACAGTATAATGGCCGAAGAAATTATAAATATACAAATTGTTGAGAATGTAGATAACATTAATATTGTAGTTCAAGAAAATATTGACAATGTTACTATTTCAATTCAAGATCCAACTAAAACTTCTGATTTAATAAATGATGGTTCCGATGGGGTACATCCATTTATTACCGCTTCAAGCATTCCAGCTGTTAATGATGCGACTGCAAGTTTAAAGGGTATATTAAAACTTACTAATGATTTAGGCGGTACTGCTGATTTGCCAACTGTTCCTGCTTTAGCTAATAAAGTAGATAAAGTTACAGGCAAAGGTTTAAGTACAAACGATTATACAACTGCTGAACAAACAAAACTTTCAGGAATTCAAGCAGGAGCAACAGCAAATGATACGGATGCTAATTTAAAAAATAGAGCAAATCATACAGGTACACAATTAGCTGCTACAATTTCAGATTTTGCAACAGCTGTAGGTTTATTAATTACAAATAAAGTAGATAAAGTTACAGGTTATTCATTGACTAAAAATGATTTAACTGATGCTTTGAAAACTGCTTATGATAATGCTGTAAGTAGTTTGACTACATTATTAGCTACAGGTTCACGATTAATAACAAGTGCTGAAATTACTAAATTAAGTAATACAATCGGAACTAATACAGGTGACCAAGATTTATCGGGTTTAGTTCCTTATACTGGTGCAAGTACTGATGTTGATTTAAACACTAAAAATTTAAAAGTTAATAATGTATTTCAGGGATTTACTTCGGTTGCTGCTTCTGCAACTTTAATAACTTTAACTGTAAATTCAACACCTTCTTATTTAGTTACCGGTAGTGGTGGGCAAACTATAAAATTACCAAATGCTACTACTTTACAAAATGGTGCAATTTATGATTTTAATAACAATCAATCAAGTGGTGCTATATCTGTAAATAACAACTCCAATACATTAGTTAAGTCAATACCTTCTGGTGGTTATTTAGTATTAACATTAATTGATAATTCAATTGCTGCTGGAAGTTGGGATGCACATTTTCAAGCTCCATCAAATGTTAGTTGGAGTACTAATACATTTGATTATGTCGGATCAATAACAGGGGCAACTTGGAATGGAGTTAATATTGCAGATAATAGAATAGCAAGTGCAGCTACTTGGAATGCTAAACAAAATGCATCTTCAAGAAGAAATGCAAATAATTCATCAAATAATAATATAAATTATTGTGGAGTAGCTTTAGGAACAGGAGTAAGTGATAGTTCAGCAGTATGGACTATAACAAGATTAACAATAGGTGCAAGTGGTTCAATCACTACTGCAACTGCTACAAACGTAGCTTGGACAAATAGACAATCAGCAACATATATTTAAGATTATGCCAATTACAAGTACAAATCCAATAGAAATAAAAGGAAATATTTATCCTAATTTTATGGTAAATTTAGCAATATCACCATTAGTTAAAGCAACTGATATAGGTGGAAGTGTAGCGATGAAATTAACTCCTTACAGAGTTTTAGAAGATGAAAGCATTGAAGATTTACAAGACAATTCAATTCCTTTGACTTATATGGATATCTTTGAAAGCGATGATATTGATGCTAAAAAAGCAGCAGTTTCAATTATGGCTGCTATCCAACAATTTATAATTGATAAAAATATTTAATTATGGCAACAAGATTTGCAGTAGCAACAGGTAATTATAGTAATACAGCAATTTGGGATAATGGAGCAGTTCCCACAAGTGCTGATGATGTTTATGCAAATAACTTTACAGTTACTATTGATGGAACATACACAGCACAATCAATAAGAAATACAGCAACTAATATTTTAGTACCAAATATTGCAACACCTGCAATGACTTCAAACAATACTCCAAGTGGAACAGCTTTTGCAAGTTCAGTAAATGGATCTAATGCTGCTTGGAATGCTTTTAATCAAGATGGATTTACTACTATATGGCAAGGATCAGTAACTAATACAGGAGTATTAGGTTATCAATTTTCAAGTGGAAAAGTTATCAAAAGATACCACATAAAGGGATATAATATATCAGCATCTGGTAATCCTTCTACTTGGACATTTCAAGGATCAAATGATGGAACAACTTATACAACATTAGAAACAGTTACTTTGTATACAATGCCAACAAGTGGTACTTATACAAGTGGTATACTATCTAATACAACTTCATATACATATTATAGAATTAATATTTTAGCAGTACAAACATTAGGTAGTAATCCAATTGTTTCAGAACTTGAAATGACAGAATCTACAGGTACTGTATTTGGAGGTGTAGCTAGTGGACAATTTATTTATGCAAATGGTGGTAATTTAACTTGTAGTGCTGCACAAGCTATTTATGTAGGTTCAACAACACCAACATTAGAGATGACTTTAGCAAGTCCTAATACTGCTACTTTTAATGGAAGTGTATTAACAATTACAAATGTTACAAACTATAATGCTATTAAATTATCAGGAACAGGTACATTAACTTGTAATGGAAGTTATAGTTCTGATATAGGTAATATTGCTACTAAACAAATAATATATGTTACAAATACAGGAACTTTAAATATAGTAGGAAATTTAAACAATACTTTAAGTTCAAATACAACAGCATCAAATGCTTTAAGAGTAGATTCTATTGCAACAGTTAATATAACAGGAGATGTAAATTCAAATTCAACATCAGCAGCTTTAAATGCTGCTTGTACGATTTATCTTAATGCAAATGCTACAATAAATATAACAGGAAATATTAATGGTGGAGTTAATCCTTGTATTTATGCAACAACAGGTATAATTAATGTAACAGGAAATGTAACAGGAGGAAGTGTTGCGGCTATTGCAAATGCTACTACAGCAGCTACAATATCAGTTATTGGTACTGCAACTGCAAGTAGTACAAGTCCAGCTATATTAGCATCTTTTGCGTACACAACAAATACTGCAAGTGGAACATTAGTTAAAGTAAGTGGAAACGTAGTTAATTCAACTAATAATATGGCTATTGTAGCACCAAGAGTTACTATTGATACAAATACATCATCTTGGTTATTTCAAGTTAGTACAGGTGGAAACAGAACTTTATATGCAGCAGGTGTAGCTTTAGGAAATCCTGCAATAGCAAACGTAAGATTTGGAACAACATACGGAGCATCAAGCGAATTAACAGGTACATTAAGAGTTCCAACAGCTGCAAACGTATTAAGTGGTGTTTTAGTTGATAATACAACAGGGACATTATTAATGACTCCAGCACAATTTTGGAACTATCTAATTGCAAGTGGTTTTACTGCCGATAGTATTGGCGACAGATTACAAAATGCTGCAACAGTAGCAACAACAGGTGGACAAATAGCATCTTATAATATTTAAAAAATGATACAAAAAGCAAACATTCAAGGAATTATCGCTCTTTTAATTATAAGCGTAGGTTTATATATTTTAGGTTGGTCCAATCCAACAAATGATGTTAAAATAGCAGTTGTCGGTTTAATGGGTAGTGTAATTGGTTACTATTTTGGTAGTACTAAAAAAACAAGTACCGATGCATAACCTTGAAAACTTTAAACTTTGGCTTTTAAATATAGCAGTTTTATATTTTTCTTTTACGGATGTCGAAGTTACACTTAAAATTATATCTTTGCTCATAGCAATAGGTTATACTTTGCGTAGATGGTATTTAATGGAAACTAAAAACAAAAAAAATGAAACTAACAATTAAAAGATTGCACAAAACTGACAAATCAACTATTGGTGAATTGTCTATTGATGGAAAATTTGAATGCTATACATTAGAAGATGTAGAGCGTGATGTTAAAGTTTTTGGAAAAACTGCAATTCCAAAAGGCATTTATGAAGTTACAATGACAATGTCAAATCGCTTTAAAAAAATGATGCCTTTATTGTTAAATGTTCCAGGATATGAAGGAGTACGTATCCACAGCGGGAATAATGCAGAACAGACCGAAGGTTGTGTACTTTTAGGACAAACTCGCAGTATTGATTTAATTAGCGGATCACGTTTAGCAATAGACAAATTTTATCCTAAATTAGAAGCTGCATTGAAACTTGGTAAAGTTTATTTGACAATAGAGTAAATGTCAAAAAAAAGCTGTAGATTAAAACCATACGAAGCGATAGCTTTAGGGTTTACTCCAAACTATAAAAAAAATAGTAGAGGTTATGCACGATACTATTTATCTGAAAATCAACAAAACGAACTTTTAAAACTTCGTAATTTAAACCAATCAGAATTTAAAGAAGTTAAAAGAACTTTAAATAAAGATGGGCAAGTAATTACAAAAGTTGAGAAACTTACTTCAAAGGATTTAATTGAAATACCTTTAAACCATCAGATAAGACGAGTAAGTACAAATGTTGCAACAAATCAACAATGGGTAATAACTGAACCTATTAAAGAGGTTAATGTTGAAAAGGAAATTGATTTTTTAAGCATTTTTAAGGATAAAATTGAACCGTTGCAAATTAAGCACAAGTTCAAATCATCTGCAAAGTTTGACAGAGCAGTATTTACCGATGTTCATATTGGAATGGATGTAAATAAGGATGGATATAGTTTGTACGATGGTGAATGGAACGAAAATCAAATCTTTAAACGACTTGAAATATTTGTAAATGAAATTATACAAAATCAAAAGTCAGATACTTTATTTTTAAATGATTTAGCAGATTTTCTGGATGGTTGGAATGGTGAAACAACAAGAGGCGGACATCATCTTCCACAAAATATGGATAATCAGAAAGCTTTTGATATTGGTTTGTTGTTTAAGATTAAATTAATTGATGCTTTATTTTTACATTATAGTAAAATTAAGTTAGTAAATATTTGTAATGACAATCACGCAGGAAGTTTCGGATATATTGTTAATTCAGCATTTAAAACTTATATCGAATTGAAATATCCGAATAACATTGAAGTAATTAATCAACGCAAGTTTATAGACCATTACATAATAGATAATCGTTGTTTTATACTTACACACGGAAAAGATGAAAAGAGTTTAAAATTTGGCTTTAAACCGAATTTAGATGCAGTTCAGATTGAAAAGATTAAAAACTATATTGATGAATATAAATTGCATCAGTATCAAATAGAATTTAGCAAAGGTGATAGTCACCAATTGTTATTTGACCATACAAGTAGCACATCATTTGAATATCAAAACTTTGGAGCATTCAGTCCGCCATCGGATTGGGTGAAAACAAATTTTAAAAACACATTGAGCAGCTTTACAACTTTTAATTATTACGAAAAACAAAAAACTATTAATCACTTTATTTTTTAAATTATGAATGAAATTCCAGAACCAGTAAAAAACATTTTAGATGAAGCAGCGACACAGTATGCTTCAAGTCCATCAACAACAAACGCAGGTTTCTTTTTGCGTTTAGCTTGTAAGTTTATCAAGCCAACAACAATTATAAAAATGTTTGCTCACAAATTAAGTTAATTAAAATATGTTTTATTTTTAAACCACTTCTAACGAGGTGGTTTTTTTTGTCCCTTATATTCTGATTATTTGGGACAAGTTATTTAGAATGATTATAAATTACATAATTTTATGCAAATAAATTAAATAATATTTGTGCATTAAATTATTTGCCTTATATTTGTACAAGCAATAAAGCAAAACAAAAAAACAAATATTATGACAACAACATTTACAACACAAGATTTTAAAATGATTAATGATTTAAAAGAATTTGCTAAAGCAATTAAATTTGAAATAACAAATGAAAATGATTTACAAGTTTTATTAAAAAAATGGGTTAATCATAGAGTTAATTTAACTTCAGGACAAATGGATGTAATGTTCAATAATTTTTTAACTTCAAAAGGACTTTAATATGAAACACTTTTTACAACATCGCAAATCGCAATTATCATTTGCATTTTTAGTATTAATTTATTTTATAACACAAATCGCAAGAGTATGAAAACAGCAATGCAAGAATTATTTAGTAAATTAGAAACGGATCATCCGAATTTATTTAATACTAATACGCAAGAGGGCAGAAAATTTATAAATGATTATTATCAATTTTTTGAGTTAGAAAAAGAACAAATTATTAATTCATTCGATGCAGGATGTGAAGATGAAAACTTAATAGGAAAAGAATATTATGATAAAATTTTTAAATTATGACACCAAAAGCAAAACTAAAAAGTCTTGAGAAAAAAATGGAAAGTTTAGAAAATAGAAATGCTACTATAAGTTTAAAAGAAGCAAGTAGATACTTTCACGATATCGAAAGGTATTATAAATTAAGACAAGAGCACTTTCACTTAGAATTTGAAATTAACCACTGCCAAATGTGCGGTAAATCTTTTAAAAATGAATAATAAAAACCCAGTTGGCAGACCAAAAAAATGGAAGCAAGAAATAGAGTTAAAACGATTTCATCAGTATTTACCTTTGTTAGCATTCCCTGAAATAAAAAAAGCAATAGACATAATCTGTAAAAAATATAAAAATGTATAACGATCCGACAGAAGATTACGAAACAGAGTTGAGCATTGAAGATAATTTTTGGCATAATCAAGACCATCAAACAGAATCTTCTAAAGAATATGTAAAAGAACTCGAAGACAAAATTAGAGAAGCTAAAAACGATTTAAAATTGATTTACGATTTAGCAAAGCAAACTAATTTAATTTTTTTTGAATTAAAAATAAATAACATAATTAATAAACTTAAAAGATAATGGAAGATTGGATAAAAGAATGTGAGCAGTTCCAAAATTGGTTTGCTGCTCTTGGTGGTAACATCGCAGATAATGCTCAAATGATGGAAGCATTTAATAAAATTGAAGCTAAAGGTCAAAGTGATAAACGTTTGTTATCAATTTTAGAACAGGACAAAATTAACCAAATAGAAATAATTAAATTTGAAACATTATGAAAAACATACACATATTACCAACAGATAAACCAAGTAGGTTCTATAAAAGAAATAGTGATAGTTCTTTTGATTTTTCAACTTCTTCATATCCTGAAATTGGTAATTCTAAAAACCAAAACATCTACGTCACTTCTGATGAAGAAATTAATCAACAAACTAAACCTTGTTGGTGTATTAATACTATTAAAAGTACTTGGGATGATGATTTGATTTATTATCAAGGTTCAATGCCACAGTATCATTATATAGGATTTAAAAAAATCATCCTAACAGACAACCAAGACTTAATAACGGATGGTGTACAGAGTATTGATGATGAGTTTTTAGAATTTATAGTTAAGAATCCAAGTTGTGAGAGAGTTGAAGTTAAAAAAGGATTTGCAGATGGGACTGCTTATGGTTATAACTTTTTAGATTACAAAATCATCATTCCAAAAGAAGAACCAACTATTGTTAGACTTCCAACTTATTATGAACCTAAACAAGAAACACTTGAAGAAGTTAGGAAAGTAGAAAGAACTGAATTGTTTAATTCTATTTACTCAGTTGTAAAAAAAATACCAAGAAAAGATGTTGATGGAGATGCAATGGATGCTATTAGTTGTGCTTATGAAATAGAACAGCTATTTTATGAATGGCAACAACAAAGTTATAGTGAGGAAGATATGAAACAATTTGCTTGGGAATGTGTTGCTAACTTTCTTTCTAATAGTAACAATAAGGTCGAAATGGCACTTGTAGAAGTTATTATGGATAGAAACAGTAAACAATTTGAACAATTTAAAAAGAAATAAGATATGGAAAAAATTAAAACATTTGGAAGTTTATTTTTAGCAATGGTTAATTGTTTTACAATTGGATTGTATGCT